CAGGCCGCGCTGGGCACGCACTTGCCGAGTAGCGGAGACAAGGTTGTCCAGCGACGCCTTCGTTTCCTCGTAGCCGCGGGTCTTGAGACCGCAGTCGGGGTTGACCCACAGGCGCGAGACCGGCACGGCGTCAGCGGCCAGTCCGATGAGCTCGGCGAGTTCCTCGGTGCTGGGCACGCGGGGGGCGTGGATGTCCCACACGCCGGGGCCGATGCCGTGGTCGAAGCCAGCCTCGGCGAGCTCGGGGACGACCTCCATCTTGGAGCGCGCCGCCTCGATCGAGGTCACGTCGGCGTCCAGGCCCTTGATGGCGTCGATGATCTGGCCGAACTCGGAGTAGCACAGGTGGGTGTGGATCTGGGTGTCGGGGCGCACGCAGGAGGTGGCCAGGCGGAAGGATCCCACGGACCAGTTCAGGTAGTCGGCGTGGCGGTCGGCGTCCAGGGGCAGGAGCTCACGCAGGGCGGGCTCGTCGACCTGGATGGCGGCGATGCCGGCGGCCTCGAGGTCGGCGACCTCGTCGCGCAGGGCCAGGCCGATCTGGTCGGCGATCTCGCCGAGCGGCAGGTCGTTGCGCGGGAAGGACCACGCGATGATGGTGACGGGGCCGGTGAGCATACCCTTGACGGGCTTGTCGGACAGGGACTGGGCGTAGGTGGTCCACCCCACGGTCATGGGGGCGGGACGGGAGACGTCGCCCCACAGGATGGACGGGCGCGTGCAGCGCGAGCCGTAGGACTGGACCCAGCCGTTGCGCGTGGCCGCGAAGCCGTCGAGCAGCTCGGCGAAGTACTGCACCATGTCGTTGCGCTCGGCCTCGCCGTGGACGAGCATGTCCAGGCCCAGCTCCTCCTGGAGCGCGATCACCGAGGCGATCTCCTCGCGCATGCGCGCCTCGTAGTCCGCGTCGGAGAGTTCGCCGCGGGCGTTGGCGGCGCGGGCCTTGCGGATTTCGGTGGTCTGCGGGAAGGATCCGATCGTCGTCGTGGGCAGCGGGGGCAGGTGCAGGCGCTCGGTCTGGGCCGCCTCGCGCTCGAGGTAGGGCTCGCGGGTGCGGTCGGCCTCGGTCAGGGCGGCGGTGCGGTTGCGGACCTCGGGGCGCACGACGCCGGGGGCGGCTGCGCGCTGCTCGAGGACGCGGGTTGCCTCGGCGACCTCGGGGTCGATGGCCTCCCAGCCCTCGTCGAGGCCGCGGGCCAGGGTGACGACCTCTGCGACCTTCTGGTCGGCGAAGGCGAGCCAGGCGTGCAGGTTCTCGTTGAGGGCCTCGTCGTCCCAGGTCTCCAGCGCGGTGTCGTGAGGCACGTGCTGGAGGGAGTTGGAGGTGGCGACGGTGACGCGCGCGGCGCCGAGGGCCTGTGCCGCCTTGAGGGTCTCACGCAGTTGGGCCAGGTCGGCGCGCCAGATGTAGCGGCCGTCGACGGCGCCGACGACGAGGGTGACGCCGGACAGGTCCGCGCCCGTCGGCAGCGAGCCACGCAGCGTGTCGACGTGGAGGGCCTCGACACCCGTCTTGGCCAGGGCGCCCGCCGCGTGGGAGGCGTCACCGTAGGGGGTAGTGAGCAGGATCTGGGGGCGCTCGGTAGCTGCAGCGAGGCGCTTGTAGACGCGGGCCGCAAGCTCCCCCAGCTCGGCGCGGCTGCGCGAGAGGTTGTCGGAGGTGAGGGCCGGCTCGTCGAGCTGCACCCAGGGGGCGCCCGCGGCGTGCAGGGAGGCCAGGGCCTGCGCGTAGGCGTCCACGGCCTCGTCGATGCGGGTGAGCGGGTCGAAGTCGGGGGTGGCCGGGTCGGCCTTGGCCAGGGCCAGGTAGGTGACGGGGCCGACCAGGACGGGGCGGGTCACGTAGCCCCACTCGCGGGCGTCGGTGAAGCGGCGGGTGATCGTGTCGTCGGCGAAGCGCAGGGGGGTGTCGGGGCCGATCTCGGGAACGAGGTAGTGGTAGTTCGTGTCGAACCACTTCGTCATCTCTTCGGGGCCGACCTTGTCGTCACCGCGGGCGAGCGCGAAGTAGAGGTCGAGGCCCTGCCGGCCGGCGAAGCGCGGCGGGATGGCACCCAGGAGGATCGTGGCGTCCAGGACGTGGTCGTACAGGGAAGGCGCGTCGGCCAGGGACGCGTCGGAGGGGTTCAGGCCGAGCTCGACGAGGCGCGCGAGGTTCTCCTTGCGCAGATCGTTGGCGGCCTGGATCAGCTCGGCCTCGGTGATGCGCCCGGCCCAGCGAGCCTCGAGGGCTCGCTTGAGCTCGCGGCCGCGGCCGATACGGGGATAGGCCAGGATCGTGGCGGTGGGGAACTGCGCGGGGGCAGCGGACATGGTGTTCTCCTTGGGTGTGCTACTCGTGCGGCGCACGCGGGCGTGACCCGCACCCGGCCGCGGGGTGGATTGAAGGGGTGCGCTCACTTGCGCGTGAAGGGGTGTGAGGTCGGGGACCACTGCGGGTCTGGCGTCACGCCCATGAGGGCCAGGATGTCGAGGACGGGCTTGGCCTTGTTGAAGGTGTAGAGGTGGACGCCGGGGGCGCCCGCGTCCAGGACAGAGTGGACGAGGCGCGAGCCGAAGACAGCGCCGAACTCGTCGCGCGCATCCTGGTGGGGGTAGTCTGCCAGCGTCGTGAGCAGGTATTCGGGGACCTCAATGCCGGTCAGGTCCTGGACGCGGCGCAGGCGGGCCGGGTCGGTCGCGGGCAGCAGGCCCGGGACGATCGGGATGGTGACGCCAGCGCGGCGCGCGAGCTCGACGAAGGAAGCGTAGACGTCGGCCTCCCAGAAGAGCTGTGTGATCGCGAAAGAGGCGCCCGCTGCCTGCTTAACGAGGAGGCGCTCGACCTCCTGCTGCGGGGTCGTCCCGGCAGCGGGGTTACCGGCGGGGAATGCGGCGACCGCGATCGTCAGGGGCTTGAAGGCGGAGCGAAGGGCCTCGCCCGGGTGGGCGTTGCAGCGGCGCTTTTCAACGGTGCGAATGAGGTGGATGAGTTCCGTGGCGCTGGCGACGCCACCGGGTCCGGGGGTCCAGTCTTCTTGCCCGACGGGCGGGTCACCGCGCAGAGCGAGGAAGGTGCGCACGCCCGAGTCGAGGTAGTCGTAGACGGTGGAGACGACCTCTGAGGTCGAGTTGCCGACGCAGGTCAGGTGCGCGATCGGCTGGATCGGCGTGTCGCGCACGAGGCGCTGGACCGTTGAGCGGGCGTTGTGGCGGTCTTTGCCGCCGGCACCGTAGGTGACGGACATGAAGTCGGGGCGGACCTGGAGGAGACGGTCGACCGTGTCCCAGAAGGGGGCCTCGAGGGAGGGCTTGCGCGGGGGCATGACCTCAAAGGACAGGAGCGTGGGCTCGTGATCGTGGGTGCAGGGACAGGCGTAGTCGTCGTCAGAGAAGGGCACGTTGGGACTCTCGTGTTGGGGCACTGACCCGCCTCGGCGCGCGTTGGCTGCTGGTGTGGTGGCGGGTGGAAGCCTGGGGAATGGAGGACGTCGGCGTCAGCTGCACATTCGGGCACGAATGGACCCGCACATGCGACGGGCGATGTTCGTTCGTGCGTTCATGACCCCAGTATTGTCACCTTCACGCAGGTCACGCAGGAGGGGTCCACGTAACGGGAGTTTGTGACAGCACCCGTCTCACATCCGTGCCAGAGATGACTGTACACAGTGCGACGATAGTGCTGCCTCCACGGCACCGCCCCGGGACACCTGTATTCCTGCCGGGGAGCGGTTCCGTTGAGAGGAGGTGACTGGGCAATGGCGAAAAACCATCGCTTGCCTCGACGGCGGCGAGGTTGTGACGGGAAGCAGAAAGCCCAGATCGCTGTAGCAGTGATCACGACACTGCCGCAGCTGATCTGGGCGATTGCATTCCTGCTGAGCACCCTGATGGGGAGCTAAGACCATCCCGGAAACCGGGGAGTCGAACAGCGGCAACTGTTCGGCTCCCCCCATTATGCCACGTTGCCCCGGTTCGGGCCGCCACATAACGACCACCAACGATGCTTCGTGGGAGTACCCGCATCACAAGCTGGCGCCTCCGACAGGACTCGAACCTGCAACCTCGGGATTGCGTCACAGTCCATATTCTGGACACTTTGGAGGCCTCGTTATCGCACGTCGGATCGGGCGCGGCGGCGTAGCGCGCGCAGCATTGGGCGGATCGGGCGAGGATATGACCATGGTTATACGCAAAGCATTAGTGCCGGGCGGCTGGGATGCGCCACTGGGAGATTACCGGTTGCACCTGCTTGGATCGGGCCGCTCGATCGCGACAACGAGGTTGCGGATCGACTGGCTGCGTCGGTTTGCCCGCGCTGTGGATCGCGGGCCGTGGGATGTGGAGACAGTCGACGTGATCGAATGGTCCGCTGCGCACGTTTGGGCGCGAGACACGCGCCGTAGCGCCCTCCAGTCCGTTGCCGGGTTCTACGAGTGGGCGAGCGAGCGGCACGCGGTTGGCGTCGATCCGAGCCGCGTCCCTACGGTGCGCGCGTCTGCGCCCGCTCCGAGGCCAGCCGATGCCGCCGCGATTGCCCGCGCGCGCCTATCCCCTGACTGGCGTGTGCGTTTGGCGGTGCGTCTGGCCTCGGAGCTCGGTCTTCGGCGTGGCGAGGTCGCGAAGGTGCGCGGCTGTGACCTGGTTAGGGACTTGCACGGCTGGTCGCTGATCGTTCACGGGAAGGGCGGGAAGGCTCGGACTGTGCCCGTTCCTGAGTCAATCGCGGTAGAGATTCAGGGGCACGGCCCCGGCTGGCTGTTTCCGGGGGCCGATTCGGGACACGTGTCCCCTGAGTGGATCGGGCGACTGGTTGGGCGCGCCCTGCCACGCGGCGTCACGATGCACGCCCTACGGCATTCGTTCGCGACGCGCGCCTATGAGCGCACGGGCGATCTTGTGGCTGTCCAGAGGGTGCTAGGGCACGAATCGCCACAAACCACGCTTCGGTACCTAGCGATAGCCGATGAGACGCTAAGGGCCGTGGTGGAGGCGGTGGCCTAGGCGCGGCCTTCCAGTGACCTGATCCGAGCGTCGTAATCGCCATGCTCTCGATCACGGGTGGATCGGATGTCTCCGATCTCGTGACCGAGGCCTTTTAGCTCACGGGCGAGGCCTTCGATCTGATGCCGGGTCACCATGACATCGGCGGCGGTCTTGGTCTGCTCAATCTCGATCCTGGACACGCTCTGGCTACTCGCAATGAGCGTTGATTCAATGCGGGTGATCGCCTCGGAGTGAGCGGCGAGGGTATCGCCGAGACGTTCTAACGCATCCCCCGCGCGCGCGGATTGTTCGTCTGTCCTGTTCACGGCGTCCGCTAGGGACGATCCGTGGTTAGGGCTGACCTGTGCGCGGATGCGGCGCGCCTGGATGAGGGTAGCGACCGACGCAACCACCGTCGATAGGCCGGTGAGGCCGCCGAGGGCAGTAATGACCTCGGCGGCTCCACTCATTCGCCGCCCCCGGTCGACGGGACGTGCGCGAGCGCGGTCCCGGTGCCAAGGACGGATGCCACGAGGGCGACCCAGAGGGGCGCGGTCTCGGACTCAATCACTCCGTAGATGACCAGGAGCGGGACGGCGGCGGTCGCCACGGCGTATGCCCACCGTCGCACGGTGGGGGTGAGCCAGCCGATGGGCTGAGGGGTCGCGGCGTGCTTCGGCGTGTCAGTCATGGTCAGAGCGTCCCTTCATTGAGATGGGTCTGGAGGGCGGCGACGGTCGCCATGCCTGCGTAGCCGTCCACGGGGACGCCGAGGCGGGCCTGGAGGGCGGCGATAGTCTCGGGGCCAAGGATGCCGTCCACGGGGACGCCGAGGCGGGCCTGGAGGGCGGATACCATCTGCGATCCATCCGGGTTGTTCTCGAAGTCCCAACCGGCCCCGGCTGCGGGGAGGTTTTCGCGCCATGCCCCGTCCTGACTGGATACGGTGCCGTCTACGGGCGTACCGAGGTAGGCCTGGAGGGCGGCGGTCGTCGCCGGTCCCCACCAGCCGTCCACCTGGAGGCTACCGGGGTCAGGATCGGCGAGCGCGGGCACGGCGGGACCGCCGCCCTGGATGAGGAGGGCGCGGGCGTCGAGTTCGTCGAGCCGGGCCTGCCAGCGGCCAGGGCATTCCGTGGGGAAGTGGTCCTGATGACCGGATAGGGGCAGGTATCCCCATTCGTCGCGGATCGCGGCGATCAGCTGTGCGACGGTCTCGAAGTCGTCGGCGTCGCATTCGGGGCGGCACTCGATCCCGATTGTGCGGGCGTTGTTACCCATGCAGTGCCAGGCTCGGTCATAGTCGTGCACAATCTGGGTGACGCGCCCGCCGCTGGCCACGTAGTGCGCAGAGGTGTTCCCATCGGGGCGGGCGAGGTAGGAGGCGACGGCGTCGTGAGACTGCCCATCTACGCCCCAATGGTGAATGACGATTCCGAGGGGGTCGCCGTAGGGGCGACCGGGGTCATAGTTGGGTCCCCAGTTGGTGTCGGTGACGGCGCTATTCACGGCCATGGTCTGTGTCCTTTCGTATCGGTTAGAGGGAGACTGCAACCCACATGATTTGGGCGTAGGCCGAGGCTCCAGAGGTGTTGTTGTGAGCCATCCAGGTGAAGCCTTCGGGGGTGATGTCCCATGCGGCGACGTTCAGGCGCTGATTCTGCGACTGCATGAAGACCATGGGGGCTTTGGCGAATCGGCGCTGGAATGGGACCTTGTAGGAGCCGGTCTGTTCGCCGGGCTGGAGGGAATTCAATGCGACCTGCCCAACCTGGAATGCGGTGGTGAGCTTGTCGGTCGCGGCCTTGACTTCTGCGAAATTCGCGTTGACGTCTTCGGCGCGGGCGATCTCGCCGGGGACAAACGTTTTCATGAGTGTGGTCCTTCCTAGTGGTTGGTAGTGAGGTTGAGGCGGGTTTTCCAGGTCGTCGGCGTGATTGTGTGGGTGACCTGGGTAATGAGGGCTAGGGCGTCTTCGGCGCGCCATTCGATGTTGACCGCGTTGATTGGGTCGAAGGTGGCAGCGGTGGCCATGTGCGCGCCACGCTCGGCGGGACCGGCGTCGTGCGCGGCCACGAGGGTCACGCTGGAGGGCGTGGGATCGGCGTTCGCGGCGGCGAGGTAGCGGCGCGCGGTCCGTTCGACGACGTCGGCGGGGAGGGTGGTGTTAATCGAGATCGCCGAGCCTCCCCATGCGTTCGCGGCGGTCGGATCGTCAACGGTGGTTTCCGTATCGTCGGCGGTCCATTCGCTGTTTTCGGCGTCCCATTTCGCGCCGTGGTTGTTGATGGTGACGTGTGCGACGGTGTCGGATGAGTTCCACGCAACGTTGATGTCTGTGTATGACCAGATGCCGGATGTGATCGCGGATTCCTCGGCGTCGGTGAGGGTGATCGCCGCGGATTGGGGGCGTGTGACGCGGATCGACACGGTCCCGTCTCGGTCTACGGTCCAGGAGCCGAGGACCGAGGCGGTGAGGGCGTCCAGGTGCTTGGCAAGGCTTGTTTCCCAGACGGTCGGCGGCACGGTCTGCGTGGCAGTGTCGTGGATACGGTAGGGCAGATCGGGGGCTGACTTGATGAGGCGGTCCAGGCGCGCGGTCCAGGTCTCCGAGCCGTTTCCCCCGTCTGCTTTTGCGCCGTAGCGGGTGATCGCGGCGAGGCGGGCGACGTTATCGGAGGCCGTGAGGGTGACCTCATAGTCCACGCGCGAGCCGGGCTTATGGGGCGTGATCGTCAGGTCAGTGATAACGCCTGTGTAGATCGCCGTCCTGGTTGGCCAGTGGATCAGGCGAATTGGCGTGCCGTGGTGGAGGCCGGTCGCGCGGGGGCTAAGGGCGTTGATCGCGTGCGCGGTGAGGGTGCCCACGGCGGCGCTCATGGCGGGGCCGTTTGTCGTGACGCCGCGCGTCACGGTCAGTTCGGTGCATGGTCCGAGGATGTCTTGCCACTGGTCGGCTATGGCCTCGCCTTGATTCCATGCGCGGGTATCCCAGGCGTTGCGGTTCCACGCTAGCGCCCACGGGCGGGGCGCTCCCCTGGTCCAGGCCTGGCGGTTCCAACGGTCGGTATTCCATCTCAGTCCTGAGCTGCCCTGGATCGGGTAGAGCGCTTGGAGGCTGAGTACGTCGCAGGGACGGGGGTTGGCGGGGATGTCGGTACGGTCCCAGACCGTGAGGGCTTCAATGATGCCGGTCTGGAGGCCTGCCACGTCAATGGCGAGCTCGGTCCCCATGTCGCTGTTCTCGGCGGAAGCGGTGTAGATAGGG